CAGCAAGTGCCAGGCTCAGGTGCAAAACTTCAAATATTTTCAAGATCAAAGCTATGCAAAACAAGCAACAAATGAAACGCCCGATGAGCCCCGCTCAAGTGCAGCTGATGATGGCCGAGCGGTACCAGTACCTGATGAAAACGCTGGGTATTGGCAGCATCACGGCCCAGCTGGCGGGGTCGGCTATTCTCTCGGATTTACAGGTACAGGTTCAAAATCAAACCCAAGCCCAAGCCAAAGCCCGGTCATGAAAAAGTTAGCACGTTCCTACGACTGGGTTACCATCGTCACCTGGTCGGGCATACTAATCCTGAGCGCCTTCTTCGCTGGCTACCTCTACTGCTCCTTTGCGCGATGAAACGATTCTTAGGTGATCTGCTCTACGATAATCTGGTCATTGCGCTATGCATGGCCGGGTTCCTACTGATGCTGCACTGCTATCTGGTACGCCACTATCGAACAATCAATTCTCATCATGCATCCGCTCCTTTCCCCTACCACTCACGCTGACCTAAAGATTCTGGCCGATCAGCTGACAGCTTCCAAGTATTGCGATAACAGCGACGAGACCTATTTGAAACTGTTTCTGGGTACAACCCTGGGCCTGACCGTACTGGAATCCCTGCATGGGGTGAGTGTGGTTAATAATCAAACAGTGCTGGAACGGGGTCTTACGGAACGGGTCCTGAAGCGAAATAGCTACAGCGTGGAAACGGCTACGACGGCTACGGCTTGCACGGTATCGCTCAAAAAAGCGGGGCGTCTGGTAGGCAGTCTAACCGCGGATCAGGCTGAGTTCAATCCACCCCTGGCCGCCCGGCCCCTGTACGATCATCTACTGGCTAAGCTGGTCTGGGAGTACTTGCCCGATCTGTTTGGTCATAAGTTTTCCATAAAAAACGAGGTCAAAGAAGCCCCTACCGTTTCCGCCCCTGTGGTGGCTAAAACGGTGGAGGCTGTCAAGCAACATGTACCGGGCCTGACCACGGCGGATCAGATTCCACCGGTGGAGGAGAAAAAGCAGCGTCATCCGCACAAGCTGGAACTGGCCGAACGTTCGAAACTACTCAGCGACTGGCAAAACCGAGTCGATGGGTTGTCGTCTGATTTCCCCGCTGACTGGGATGAACATGCCCTGAAACTAAAGGATCTGGACTTTCTACCTCAGGCTGAATTTAAAGCCAACTGGGAGGGCCTCAAAGTCCGCGCTCGCGAAAAAGGACTGGGTTATAACAGCGTGACGCGCCGGTTCTACATGCTCAACTATACTCCGCACGTAGCGGCTGTTTAACTCCACATCCTATGAATACGCAACATACACCGGGTCCTTGGGTGCCAATTTACAACGAAGCCAAACATGAGTTGGAGGTTCGGGGGCCTGTTTTGGAAGGTGCTCCAACAGGATGTGCGCCCATTGTGGTTTTTAAACAGCACCGAAGCGGACCACGGAAAGGGCAGGAACAGGGTTGGAAGGATTTTAATCTACAAACTCTTGCGAATGCTCAATTGATTGCTGCGGCTCCTAGCCTTCTGGATACTGCTCAGGCATTAGTTGCTCAGTTAAACGAAAGTTATACAGCAGAATATGAGGCTGCAAGCTGGCATAACAACAATGTCCCTGGAGTTGGGCAAACTATTGCATATGCTACTTATCCGGTGAAAAGCCCATTAGTTGTCGCGCTTGAGCAGGCTATTCAAATGGCCTTAAAAATCCAAACTTGATCTACACCCTATGCCCCTCTACGCAACCATAACGGGCTTGTCTGGTGAAGCACTGGCAAACCCCCGAAGTACCCTGGCTATCCAGTTTCCGCAGCGCGTTAGCTATGCGCTCAATACGAAAGGAGTGCCTGTTGTCTATTCCTTTTCGCCCTCTATTGCTGAATACGCACGCTGTTTCACGTATGCCAAAACCAAACCAAAATCATGAAATGGATCAATTTAAATGACCGAAAACCAGTGGAGGGGCTTATTACCCTGTTCATGGACAATGCGAATTTCCCCCGCCTGATGATTTATAAAGATGGCGGTTATATGCCTGCTGACAATCTGGAGCGCAGTGTGGACCTGGTTCGATGGCTGGATGAAGAAGCTGAACCTACGCAGGATCCTAAACTGGAGCGAATTGTTAAAGAGCATGAGCAAATCATTCACACGTTCCACTGTGGTGATCTGGCTAAGAAAATTCAGGCCATTCTCAATCATTACAAACACGACGCGGCTCAGGCCATATCGGAACGCAAGCGCATGAATCAGGAAACGCTGGTCTATTTCCGATCCGTGATCATGTGCGCTGAAATGGTGGGCATGGGTGGCACCCATCACGAAAAGGATGCCCGGCTTCGGGGGATGATTGAACTATTGAACCAGGCCATTAAAAAGCTTCAGGACGAAGACCACAATTCGCTACTGGATAACTGGGGGTATGGCTTTGGGGGACGGTCTGACTATCCCTACCGCTCCCTGCTGGACGATATGCGCCAACTCAAACGAGAAAATGAGGAGCTGAAAAAGCAGCTTCACACGTTTGAGGGCAAGACTCCTTCCCGCCATCCCAACGATGATTTACCAATTTAAAAAACCCCTTTTATTACGATGCAAAACCAATTATTTGCCGACATCCCTTTGTCAGAACGCAAACGCTACCTGAGCGATAACTGCGACCGTGTCGAGGAGCTGGAATACCTCAAGCCCTACGAATCGGATGATCTGAATCAGCTCAAGGATTCGTACACCGACGTCAGTATCCAGATTGCCAAGCTGGAGGCTGAAAAGAAAAAACTTACCGATGAGTTCAATAAAACGCTGAAAGAACTCAAAGGCAAAGCGGGTATAACACTGCTGTATCTGCGTAACAAAGCCGAGCAGGTCACCGAGCCCTGTTATATGTTCTTCGATACCGAGGCTAAGATCGTCGGCTATTACAACGCCGAAGGACGGCTGGTCAGCTCCCGACCCATGCGGCCTGGTGAAAATCAGCAAACCGTGTTTGGTCTCACGCGGGGCGATGAGTTCAAAACGGGCACCAACGACTAAAAACGCTTACCCTACTAAGCGTTTATTTCCTCACATTTTTTACAACTAATTATTTATGAAACCAGAAATCAAACTCGAGCTGGCTGGCACTAACGAAATCATTTTCCGGGAAGGCAAAGCGCTGGAAGTGCGGGAACCGCTACAACTCGACATCGAAGGCGTACTGGACAGCCCGCTCCAGTGGCTTTCCAAACGCGTGAGTCTGATCGATCAGAAACAAAGTCATATTTTGGTCAACCGGGATAAGTTGTCGATCAAACTGGACATTGGCGAACAGGATTACTTCGGACCCACCATTGAAGGCAAACTGGAACTGCATCCCATGTTTGTCCGATTTGGCATCAACACCGAGCGCTATTTGTCCAATTTCGACATGGCCAAGCTGTTTAAAATGAATCGTTCTGCCTTCGAGGTTCAATCAACCGCCATGAGCCTGGTTTCGGACCTTCAGAACTTCAAGGCGAAGGTTCAGCGTGAAATCGAAAAGGCAACTGATAACCGGGGCAATGCGACCGACCTACGCAATCAGGCCGTTCAAAGTAATCTGCCGGAGAGTTTCAATCTGAATGTTCCCATTTTCAAAGGAACGCCGAAGCGAATAGTCGAAGTAGAGGTCTATATCAAGCCTGATGATCTGTCGTGTACACTGGTATCAGCCCAGGCAAACGATCTGATCGAAGAAATGCGCGATTTTGAGATCGACAAGGTCCTGGACAGCATTCGGGAGATTGCGCCGGACATCGCCATTATCGAGCAGTAGTAGTGAAGTGTCATTACGTCTACGACAAGGAAGTTGGCAAGGTGCTCATTCCTGGTTGCTATGGTAGTGCCATCTACGGCCCTCACCGCTGCACCTGCCGACTTCCTGTCTTACCAGATCCAAAAGATCAACTGATCCGTGAACTGGAAAAAGAAAACGCACGATTGAACCGAATTATCAAACGACTTTTAAATCATTAACTATGCTTCTTTTCACGGGTATCAAAATCGCCCTCATCGTTGTAGCACTGGCCATGCTGGTTGTTGGCTGGCTCCTTTACAAAACGCTGTCTGCTGTTAAGCTCGACGCTGAGGATAAGCGCCCCTACGGGCTGACAGCAATCGAATTTGCCGAGCAGACGATTGTCATCGCCAAGGATCAGCCTGAGTACCGGCCCCTGCCTGCCTACATCCGGGAAGGGACCGAAGGCATCAGGATTACGTGTTGGCAGCTATCGCCCCTGGACCGACTTAAACTTCTCTTAACAGGCAAGCTCTGGTGTTCAGTCTGGACATTTAACCAGACCCTGCAACCCCTGTTCTTTTCGGTCAACAAGGCTGATATGGGGTTTGAATCGAAGTAACGTATAGTGTATAGAGTTAGGTATTTTTAGTGGATTTTCATGAAGGGTATTTGGGTTGATTCCGTCATTTTACGGCTTGGCCGAACCAGCGCTGAAACGCTACTGCTGGCCCGGATCTGCTACCGGGCGGCTATAGCGAAAGATGGTCTATGTCACGATAGCAACAAAGAGTTATCGGCGGCTATCGGCATCCATGCCCAGAGCGTTTCGGATCTGGTTCGTAAGCTGGACAAGGAAGGCATCATTCAGGCTACCATCTTGGGTCAGCGGGCCAACGCCCGTACCATTGGCCCATTGCCGCACCTGGTTACCCCCTATAAGGAAAATGCTGATAGGTATAAGGAAATTACGGACAGTGACTATAAAGAAATTCCTTATAGTGCCCCTAATCCACCGCCTGATCTATCAGGAAATTCCTTAGACCCTATAAGGAATTTCCTTACACCCTATAAGCCGATTCCTTATAGCTTATATAAGGATAGAAAACCTTTAGAAAACCCATTTAAAACTTTTCTAGCACATACAGCGGGCGAAGGGTCTGTTTCAACGCCTACCGGCGAACAAAAAAAAACAGACCCTCCCCCCCGCCCCCTCCCAAAACATGGCGAGTCTTTCACGCTCAAAAGCGATTCGGAAAAACTGAACGTGCCCTACTCGAGCTGGAAAACGATCTACCTGCTGGAGGGCAACGAAACCGAACTGAGAAAGCTATGGATGGACCTTACCGACGAAGAGCGAGAAAAAGCGTTGGAACATACCCCAAGATACATGCTCTCTAACGAGCTGGGTTATTTGAAAGCCCCCGCCAATTACCTGCTAAAAAAAGAGTTTAACATCCCAATCATCAAGCGCAATGGAAACGCCAAAACTCACCCCTTCCAACCCAGTCGGACAAGCGGCCCAAAAATTCCCGTTTCCGCCCAGTCCTCTGGATCAACCGGAAAGGGTTTTAACCGTAAAGCTTCCAGCTAACTGCGGCTATCCGTCCTCCGCCTGGCCTCAGCTCAATGAGGAGGAAGAGCAGGATTGGTTGATTCAGAATCTGCCCTCGCTACTGGTAGCTGGCCAGAAAGCCAAGCATCATATCTTGGAGCGGGAAAAACTATCCCAGAAAATTGCCCTTGCTTCGTTTGTGCCGGATACCGCTGAACTGTTGATGGCCGAGGTGAAAAAACGGGCTGAGGTAATGGCACGGGAAAAGTTCTGGCCCAAACCGTTTACACTAACGGAGTGGAATGAGCACATTTACCAAACCCTCTGCCTGTATTTCACCGGAGATGCCCGCTTTGAAACCGAAGGCGCTGAGCTGATGGGACTTGAACCCGGTGCGTTTTCACTCAAAAAAGGAATTCTGCTCTGCGGCCCCAAGGGCGTGGGCAAGTCGGATATGTTAGAGCTTTTTGCCCGCAATCCCTATGCGCCCTTTGTTACGGTTTCCTGCGTTTCGCTGGCCAGTGATTACGCCAAAAAAGACGAAGGAGGTCCGACCTTAATCGATCGCTATGCGGGCATGATCCCTAGTCCATCCGGCTCTAAATATTACGGCCATACCCATTTAGGATTGCATCTGGACGACTTTGGCGCTGAAGGGGAGGCTACTTATATGGGCAACCGGGTGAATCTGCTGGATATTCTGCTACAAACCCGATACCGCGTCGCCCGCGGCCCTTACACGCATCTGACCAGTAATGCCAGTGAAGATGCAATTAAGCAGGCCTACGACGGCCGGGTATATGACCGCATGATTCAAATGTTCAACCTGATCGAATTCGACCCCGCAGCGCCCAGCCTGCGCGAATAACGCTTTCCAAACTCATTTCCTGCCCCTTTTTAGCAGTTTACCTGCTTTGGGAGCACTCACCCTAAAATCAATTTTGCGATGCCAACCCCCGCCTATTTAGTCGGAAAATCCTCGGAAAAAGGCTTCACCCCCATGGGTGAAAAACACCTTGCCCAAACCGATATTTCGAATCTGGTGCCCTGCAAACTATTCGGCAAATCGATCATTGTGCCGACGACCGCCTTTGTTCGGCCTCACACCCTCGACCGCTACGTGGCCCGTCAGGCTGCGCTGGGCATTGTTGTTCAAACGCCCAAAGGGATTACGGTCAATCCCGTCTCGGTCTTACCAGAGCCGCCCATTGATCGCTATGTACGTAAGACGTCTTCCCGCCCGGTGATCTGTCTGAACGATGGGCGCTTTTTTCACACTGTACTCAGTGCGGGTAAGCATTACCGGCTCTCCTCCCAGTCGATTGGCTACTGCGCCAGAGAAGTGACCCATCAGGCGAAGGGCTACAAATTCCGGTATGCTACACCGGAAGAAATCGAGCGCTATGATAAGGATCCAGCCGGGTGGCAATATGAGGGGGAACTGGTGAAGATATTATCGGACGGTAAACGCAAATAAGAGCCATGCAGGACTATCAAACCTTTTTACAACAAAAATCGCACCTGGTTGGCTCATTTGGTTTTAAATCCATCTGGCTGCCAGACTCGATGTTTGATCATCAGAAGTACACCGCTGACTGGACGATTCGAAAAGGCAGAGGGGCCAATTTCGTCGATACGGGCCTGGGTAAAACGATCATTCAACTGGTGGTTGCCCATAACATTGTCCGAAAGACTTCCAAACGAGTGCTAATCCTTACCCCGTTAGCGGTTGCGTTCCAATTCGTTTCTGAAGCCCAAAAGTTTGGCATTGAAGGCGTTGAATACTCAAAAGATGGCCGCTATAAAGGTGAAATCATCATTGCCAACTATGAACGGCTACACTATTTCGCCAGTCAGGATTTCGAAGCGGTTATTCTCGACGAAAGTAGTATTCTGAAAAACTTTGAAGGGGCGACCAAAAACCTGATTACCTCTTTTGTCAAACAGGTTAAATACCGCATCCTGTCGACGGCCACACCAGCCCCCAATGACTACACTGAACTGGGTACGAGTTCCGAGGCCCTGGGCTATCTGGGGTATATGGATATGCTGACGCGGTTCTTTAAAAACAATGAAGACACCATCAGTCCCGCTAACATCGGTACGGAATGGATTCTAAAAAACCACGCCCGGGAGAATTTCTGGAAATGGGTTTCCAGTTGGAGTTTATCGGTTCGCAAACCAAGTGATCTGGGGTTTTCTGATGAAAACTTCCAGTTGCCTGAATTAATTATTAACGACCATGTGGTGAAAAACAAACAGCCGCTGGCCGTCGGTGGTCAGATGCAACTGTTTGCCATGGAAGCCAAAAACTTTCAGCAATTGCGGGCCGAAAGCCGGGCCACGCTCGAGCATCGATGCGAGAAAGCGGTCGAACTGGCCAGATCGCACGACACGAGTGTTTACTGGACCAACCTCAATGATGAAGCCGATCTGATTGAATCGCTGGACTCCTCAGCCCGCCAGATTAAGGGTACCATGTCCATTGATCAAAAAGAGGAATTACTTGTGTCCTTTTCCAGGGGCGAACTAAAAAAGCTCATCACTAAGCCTAGTATTACCGCCTTTGGACTCAACTGGCAACACTGTGCCCATACGACCTATTTTCCGACGCATTCCTATGAACAGTGGTATCAGGCTGTCCGCCGATTCTGGCGATTTGGCCAAACGCGCGATGTTGTAGCCGACCGGATTTGCAGTGATGGTCAAACCCGTGTGCTGCTATCGCTTTCGGCCAAAGCCACTAAAGCCGCCGAAATGACGGCCCAGCTCAACCGGTTCCTGCATCAGGATTACACCATTTCGGCTACTCCGTTTTCGAAACCTGTCCAACTTCCTAGCTTCCTATGCGCATGATCAAAGACCAGCTTCTTACCGATACGTATGCGATCTATAACAGCGATTGCATGTACGTACTACCAACCCTGCCCGATGCTAGTATTGATCTGAGTATCTATTCTCCGCCTTTTGCGGGGCTCTATAACTACTCCAGTTCGGAAAATGATTTCAGCAACTGCGAATCCAAAGAGCAGTTTTTGGCCCAGTACGAATTCTTAATCGAACAGATGGGCCGGGTAACTAAGCCAGGCCGCATGACGATTGTGCATTGCCAGCACATTCCAGAAAAAGGCAATAAGCTCTGGCACTTTCCAAGTCATATTCTGGAAATGCACGAACGCCATGGCTTTGAATTCTTCGACGAACGCTATATCTGGAAAGAGCCGCTGGCCGTCGCACTCCGAACGCGGGCTCAAGGCCTTCAGCATAAATGGGTCGTGAAAGATTCGACCAAAACACGGTCGGCTCTGGGTGATATATTGATGATCTTCCGAAAGAAGGGGGAGAATCAAGTTCCGGTCACCCATCCGAAAGGCTTCACCCGCTACGCGGGCGCTATACCTGTCCCCCCCTATCTGGAGCATTTATATGGGAATTGGGGGGCACTCGTCGATAGGTATAAAAACTGCCAGGACCCTCGCGAAAACAAGATGAGTCAAATCATCTTCCGTCGCTATGCTTCGGTTTTCTGGGATGATATCCGGGTGGATAACGTGTTGTCCTATAAAGAAGGCAAGGATGAGGATGACGAAAAGCACGTTCATCCGCTCCAGCTCGATGTGATTGACCGGTGTATGGATATGTATTCCAATCCGGGCGAAGTAGTTCTGACTCCCTTTATGGGTGTTGGCTCCGAGGTCTACGGAGCAGTTAGTTACGGCCGCTTTGGGATTGGTATCGAGCTTAAGGAAAGCTACTACAAACAGGCCATTAAGAACCTGAAAGATGTAAAAAGCCGGTTCGCGGCTGATGATGCAGCTACCCTTTTTGATTCACAATCCATATAACTATCATGGCAAACACCAATTTCACCCCAGAACAGCAGGCTTTCATTGACGAATGGGAACGAACGGCCGATTGCCGCAATACGCCCGAAATGGTCTGTCCTCATTGCTTTGGCACCCTTGGCGACTCGTGGGCCTACGAAGACGATGAGGGCGAATTGGCCTGTCCCTATGACGACTGTGGCAAGGTCTTTTCCTATGAACGTCGAACAGTCGTTACCTACTCTACTTCAATACCTTCTTAATCATGGCTGAATCAACAAAAATTAGCTGGACCTCTGCCACCTGGAATGTGGCCCGCGGCTGCTCAAAGGTGAGTGAAGGCTGCAAAAACTGCTATATGTACCGGGATAGTCTGGACAATACCCGCTACGATGCCAAACGGGTTACACGGACTAAAACCGTATTCGACAATCCATTAAAGTGGAAAGAGCCTAAACTGATCTTTACCTCTTCGCTGACGGATGTATTTCACGAAGATATCTTCCCCTTCATTCATGAAGTGTTTCGCATCATCTACCTGTGTCGAAACCTGCATATTTTCCAGATGCTCACCAAGCGACCGGAAAATATTATCCCTGCGCTCAAAAAAGCCTACGAACAGGCCTGTGAACTAGGTAGCGACAATTCAGACTATTTGAATCTGGCGGTATGGCTTGAAGCCTGGTTAAACGGCCATCCGCCAAGCTGCGTCTGGCTGGGTGTGAGCATCGAGTCAGATGAGTATATCGAGCGGGGCATGTTACTACGTCGAATACCCGCCCATATTCGGTTTATTTCTTTCGAGCCCATGCTGGAAGAAATCACGCCCGGCCGGTTACTGCTTACTTATGTGCATAACTGCCCCCATACCAGTGGGGCGTGTTATGGTAATACGTGGGCATGCTGTGCCTGTGAACTGCCCACCCCTCCCTCAGAGGAACTCCCCCCGATTGATTGGGTCATTCTGGGTGGCGAATCGGGTAACAATCAGGGAAAGTACACCTACCGACCTTGTCAGGTCGATTGGATTGAGCAGTTGGCTTATCAGTTTCAGCAAATCGGAACAGCTGTTTTTATTAAACAACTCGGTACGCACTTATCGAAAGAGCTGGGCTTGACTGATCGGCATGGCACTGACCCGAGTGAATGGCCAGAACATTTACAGATTCAGGACTTTCCTGCCATCGATCATGCCGCCCTACTCGCTGCCTGTGGGAAGTACGAAGTTAAATCAGACACAAAATGAAACCAGAACATAAAGTGTGCTCATTTGAGCAAAGCGTAGAACTTGCTTTGCTTGGTATTGATCAGGAATTGCAGCCCGGGGACAGCTACTGGGTAACACTCTCAAGCGGAGAGAATCGATGCTTCTATTTGTCAGAAAACGAAGATTTGCCCCCTGTCATGTATCAGCCTAAACGTGCTTTCGATGCGACTGAATTGGGATTCCTTTTGATTCGAGGGGTTGCCACAAGATTGCCTCAATGGAACGAAAAGAAGCGCGCATTCTCAATTGTGCTGTTTCCGAATAGCGAAATGGAAAAAACGATTTGTTCGACAAGTGAGTCTGTTGCCAGGGCTGAACAATTATTGTGGCTATTAGATCAGCGAATCCTTGTCGCTGAGGAGGTCAACCAATCCATAAGGGCTTTACGCTCACTACAAACCTTATCCTACACCTAGTTTTAGCATGAGCAATCTTATTCATCCATCCGATATTACTTTAAGTGACGATTTTTGTGGTTGTGGCGGCTCTACGCAGGGCGCAAAACAAGTAAAAGGTGTACGGGTCAAATATGCTCGTAATCATTGGAAGCTTGCTGTTGATAGCCATAATACCAACCATCCGGATACGGATCATGACTGCGTAAACATTTCCGAAACCCACCCTGCTCGGTACGAACGGACGAATATTTACATTGCTTCACCTGAATGTACCTATCATAGTCAGGCTGGCGGCCGTAAAACCAAAAATCTAGCTCAAACCGACCTATTCAGTCCACAGGTTTTCGACGAAAAGGCAGTCAAAAGCCGCGCAACGATGTGGGATGTCGTTACGTTTGCCGAATACCATCGTCATGACGTCGTTATTATCGAGAACGTCGTGCGTGTTCGCGCCTGGCCACTTTTTGATACCTGGCTGAAAGCGATGCACAAATTAGGTTATCTACATGAGTGCGTTTACATGAACGCCATGTTTGCGCACGGCCCTGATATTGTTCATTATGCTCCGCAGAGCCGTGACCGAATCTATATTGTTTTTTGGCGAAAGGGGAATAAGAAGCCTAATTTACGATTTACCCCTAAGGCTCCCTGTATACGCTGCGGAGTGGTTGAGGCTGTTCAATCCTGGAAGCCGGGTTGTATCGATAAGACCTATGGCCCCAAAGGTGGATATGTGTACCGATGTCCGAATTGTTATCAGGAAGTATTGCCCTATTACTATGCAGCTGTGAATTGTCTTGACTTATCAATTCCAATGGTAAAGATTGGCGATCGGGTAGCTAATAAGATGGCCCCTTTGTCGCCAAATACGATCGCCAGAATTGAGTATGGCTTAAAGAAATATGGATTACGTCCAACTATTCTTGATCAGCGCAATCAGCATGGCTCGTTAGGTTCGCGGATTCGTGGAGCGGAAACCGAAGTACTCAATGCGCAGACGACAGGTTTCAGTAGTTACCTGTTTGCTCCGTTCCTGTTTAATATGTCGCACACCAAATCGGCCCACAAAGCGTACGGGCTTGATGAAGCTTTATTTACTCAGACTACGCAGCAGAGCGCGGGGCTGGCCATGCCAGGGTTTATGCCGATCCATCGAGGGAAGAGTTTGACGCATCAACTAACCGACCCCCTGTCGACAGTATCAGCTGGCGGCATACATAGTAGTATTGTTTTGGCGCCATCGGCCATTTTGACAATGCGTGGTTCGCGAAGCCTTGACGGTATAACTGATCCATTGGCAGCGCAAACAACCAGTATACAAAATTGGCTGATGAGCGCAACCCCATTTTTGACACCTTACCATGGTGTTAACAATGCCCGTTTAGCAACCGATCCAGTTTCGACTATACCTACCAAAGACAGTGTATCATTGGTTGAGGCTCATAATCAGCCCGATATTAATGAATGCTACTTTCGGATGTTGCAGCCCAAGGAAACAGCTAAAGCGCAAGGCTTTCCTGATGATTATGTAATTCTAGGTAACAAAGAGGATCAGCAGATTCAAATTGGCAATGCGAATCCACCTTCAACGATGGAATGGTTAGTGGGGCGTGCTGTTGAGTCCCTGCTCTGACGCTTTCGGCGCTGGCCGCTCCCCTGCGAACTGGACATTTTCAGGCAACAGCCCCTCTTTGATCAGATAGGGCACCATCGTATCAAACTGCTTATAGTGCAGCGGACTCCAGTTGATGTCAGGGGGGAGTTGATCGACTGTTGTGAGCGACCAGCCAACACCGACCTTTCGCCGGATGTGATGGCCCGATACACGTAAATACAAATCACCATTCCCCGCATTACAAAATAAGTCTCCTTCCATACAGACAAAGGTATGAACCAGTTAAATCTATTTGCGCCTACTCGTAAGTTGTTTTCAATAGCTCTGACTCCTGAAGTAAAAACCCATCTCAACAACTGGATGCCTGTGGCCATTGGTGTCTCAGGCGGAAAGGATTCTACGGCCGCAGCGTGGGCCACTATTCAGCACTTGAACGAAATAAATCATCGGGGACCAAGACTACTGATCCATTCGGATTTAGGTCGAACGGAGTGGAAAGATTCATTGCCCACTTGTGAACGTTTGGCAGACCAGCTAAAAACTGAATTGGTCGTAGTTCGTCGTCAGGCCGGAGATATGATGGACCGATGGCTAACCCGCTGGGCTAATAACGTCGAACGATATGTCAATCTCGAATGCGTTAAACTAATTCTTCCCTGGTCTACACCTGCCATGCGGTTTATGACCTCGGCGCTACGATGGTACCCCTCAAACAGCAAGTGATCGAACTACAGGCGTTTGCTGACCGAATCTGCCCACCAACCAAAACCGAGTTGAACCGGCGTAAGATCATGGCCATTGTAAAGCCAAGCGTATGCAAACATACCTTGGTTGACTACCAACTAAACCCCAAGCGCCAGATTATCCGTAATAAAACTCGGCAGGCTTTTGGCTCGCGATAACCGTTCCTGATTCCTATCCAGCCATTCCATAAAGCCCGGATTGATCTGCGTGATTTCCTTGCTACTGCGAAACGCTGAGGTATCCTGATCGGTCAGTAAGAGCCGGTTCAATTGGCTTAATTCCTCGGCCGTGGCTAGGATGGGTATGGCGTTACATCGACAGGATGGGTGCCAGGAATTCCAGACAAAGCTTTTTGGATAGAACCCCTTCAGCGAGTCACAAACCTCACAGGCCGTTTTGTTGTTCGAGCGTCTGACCTCATACCCTACTACAAAATCCAACTGGCTCCAGCGGGCCCGATCGGCCGAATGATAGGCCGCATTGATTTCTGTTCTTGACAGCCTGAGCGCATTTTTATAGCTACTCCGATACACACCCGTGCCCGGATGAAACAGCTCGGCATTTTTAGAAAGGACCAGATTACCCCGTTTATTCCTGACCCGGCGAAACAGGTTATCCGGCTCCACCAAATACTGCTGCATACTTCGGGCAATCTGCACCGCCGATTTCCCCTCCCCGATACCTAAATCCAATCCCAGTTCCATTTCCCGTCTAAACTGAGTCGTGTATTTCCAGACCCGATCCGACACACCCAGCCCTTGAATCTTTCGCTGTTGAAACGCGGCCAGCGCTTCTAAGTTTTGATTGGAATAGCGAGAAACACTCGCCCGGCTGAGGGCAGTTTTGCCCAGCACGTAGCCCACTAAAGCGTCATTTTTTGCATTCGCTAATGTCCACTCCGCTTTCTGTCCAGCCTGAATCGTCACCACCAGATGCAGGGCTAACTTTTGCAACAAATCATTAATACGTTCGCGCGTTTTAGGATAGGCGTCGAAGGTGAATTCCTGCGCTGGATCCGGATTGGCTGACAGGGCTATCTGGGTCGCTTCCTTGACGGCCGTGTAGTAAATGACCTTTACCTTATGGGCAACTTCCTCCACCTTTTTAAAGTGATTCGCGTTCCAGTCAGCTATATTGAATTTACGATTGCTCATGGACTTTGTACAAAAAAAATCGGAACTCTACATATCATTTCAGGCGAATACATTGGCTAGCTATCAGCTACTTACCCAGTTTTGTACAAAAAAAGTTAACATTCTACCTATACTTTTTGGCGAACTTTCGATTGCTCATGGGCGAAGAGCGGTATAGCGCCAGCCCTGAAAGCCTGTCGCTTCAACCTGGCGTGATTTAGGTAGTGTTGTCCAGTGAGCTAGTACGACCACATAAGGGGATGGCTTATCTTCTAAGAGATAGCCCAGGTCTACCCATTTCCGGGATGAGGCTTTTTCGATAATATGAAAATAGCCCCGTACCAGTCCGTCGTAAATCATAAAACAGACCGATTCATCCAGCGGCTTTTTAGGCAAATGGGAGGTTCGGATAAACCAAAGCCATTCCGATCCTTCCTCGCCAAAATCGGTTTCACCATCGCACCGGCGGAGCACCCGCTCAGCGGTTTCCCAGTCTTTGAATCGAGATTTAGGGACAGTTGTTAGTAGATTACTCATTAGTTGGTCGTCGTCATCAGCACATCGGCACTTTCCGAAATCTCAAAGTCATAGTGATACGAGGAGGTCGTGCCTTGTATCAGTTCGTAGAGCAAATCATCAGGACATACCTTTATGGCTGTCACCAGTCGGGGCAATTGATCGCGGTCGGTTTTGAGGTAAACCGTTTGCTTGAGACTAAATTTGTTATCGATCCTGATCATCTAGGCGGCTGGGGGAAAGATGTTGAGAGTATTGGCCCGCTCCTCTTCGGCCTGAATCTGCTTATACTCCTCCTCGACATTATCGACCAGGCCCGATTTAGCGACGGCCGTCTTTTGGGAAATAATGGATTTACCCCCCGTAGCCGTCGTCAGCATATCCACCAGATCGCTTTCGTCATTGATGATGTAAGGCACAATGTTAGGAATGATCTCGATGGCTACGGCCTTTTTCTTCCAAGCGGTGTTCAACTCACCCGTATAGGCCTTTAGAATGTTGATTCGTCGCTGTAAATATGGATCAAAGATTTCGCGCTTGGTTTTCACCTTCAGGTGGGCATCCATGAAGAGGTATTTCATGGCCTTGCCTGATAGATCGAGTCCCTTCACGGCATCGAACGAGAGGTCCGGGGTCTGGGTATTGCTGAAAATAAACCGGATCAGGGTATCGACCTCCAGCTTGATAGCTTCGGGCAACTGATCCCAGCTCACCACCTTGATATCCCCCCCACTGCCTAATTGGAATACTTTACCCGTCTCATCCTTGTCAGGCATCGCGGTAATATCGCCCACCACGGCGTAGCTGGGTGAAGCGAAGTAATCATTGGTATCACCAAACTTGGAAATGCGCTTTTCCAGCCGCTTGATGAGCGGCTCGACATCATTCCATTCTACGAAGTCCTGCTGACCATAGACCACCGGAATTTTTTTGATCTGAATCGGCTCCGGTGTTCCGACCATTTCCCAGTCGGATTCGTCTTTGCGCCAGACGACCTTCTGCTCGTCGGTATAGGTTTCAAAGTAGATGATCTCTTTGCCATTCTCCTTGACGCGAAATTCCCGGCTAAAGGCAATCATATCGCCCGTTTTATCAAAATACGGAAAGAGTAAATCGCCTTTCCAGGGCGAAAACTGCTGTACCCGCATTTTAAACGGCGTATTGAATCCGTAATGCGCATGACTCTCCTTGGTATTGACTGGAAACCACACCTCCGCCGATTCAGTGCAGCGGGCAATGTCGCGGGCAATCTGCCGGTTGAAGCTGTCGATCTTATTGTCCGACAGCATGCGTTTAATGGCGGCCAGAATGGCCAGACTCATCTCATCGTCCTGCTCACAGGTTACTTCTACGGGATTGCCGAAGGTGAACGAAACCGTACTATCCACGATCCGCTTTTCGAGTGCCAGCGGAATCCGGTTGACGTAGGTAACGCCCGACTGCTGACCATCCTTATTTTTTTTCGGCTTGTCTTTATAGACCGATGGATTCAGAATGTCCCGCTTTTCGGAGATTTCATACTCAGCCTTTACGTCATCAAATTTGTCGTAGCTCTTGCCCGCCTTGAGCGTTTCGATGGATTTGGTAATATCATCGGTCTCGGTGATGTCGGTAAATTTCATGTCAGGGTAAAAAATTAGCGAGTTGATCTAAACTTGAATTGTCCGTGCTGAGGTGGTAATCGACGGCGTAGGCGAGTAAATCCACGTATTCATCATGGCTTTTTGCCGGAAAGCCCGTCACCTCGTCGATAAAGTCGTCGTTCCATGGCCCCTTGACCAGAATGACTCTGCCGCATTCCACTTTCGGGGAAGCCGCCGTGAGCCGGGTCGTTTTATCGTCTTTAGGGGGTGGCGTATTGGTAATGTTTAAATTGGTATCTCGGCGAAGCGTTTGAATCACTGAAATACCATTGGCTTTGGGTTCGATGCGAAGTGAACTACACTCATTGTATAGGCGCTGTTTGACCCAATTGGGCACGAACTTGATCAGTTCCGGAAACTCCAGCCACTGTTTGGTGGCATCGAAGAGGTAAAGGTCCTGCCCAATCTTACAGGTAGCCAGTAAACCGGTAGGGTCATTCTCTTCCGATTTCTCCGTATAGGCCGTATCGGCAAAGAAGATCATCGGTTCACTGCGACGAAGCCTGAGGAAGCGCTCTAGTTCGATGAAACGGAACCATTCCTTTTTGACGATATTACCGCCATCCACAAATGGCGATTGCAGAAACTGACCTGCGTAGCCCCGTGAGCCTAAATCGATCTTTGCTTCAGTCAGTGCGTCCCGATCCAGTCGGTTCGAATCCAGCAAACCGTTTACATACTTATTTCTAAGCTCTATTGGCTTTACATCATCGGTCAGCTCAGCCGGCAAACAGATATGGCGAATGCCATCAGACTTTTTCTTGAGCAAATAGCCCGTTACGTCCTCCTCGTGCAACCGCTGCATGATGGTGATGATAGGCGTATTTCGCTTGTTTACTTTTCGCGATGAAAGTGTTTTAGTGTGCTCATTGGCCGTATTTCGATCAATATCACTAGCAGCCTGTGAGGGATTGAGCGGATCATCATTTAGAATTACGTGCGCGTGTTTACCGGTAATAGTGCCGCCCGTAGAGGCCGCTGTACGCGAACCCGTCGCCGTATTCTCATACATGGATTTGCCCCACTTATCGCGCCTTTTGACAACTTCAGGAAAGAGCCGGCCATACTTTTCAGAAATAATAATATCCCGGCTTTTCACCGCATGCTCGGTGCTCAAATCCATTGAATAGGAATTACTCAGGATTCGTAACGAAGCGTCCTGAGTCCAAAGCCAGGCCGGGAACATGATGGTGACAATCGTGCTTTTGGTTGTCCCCGGTGGAATGTTTATGATGAGGTCATACGGCTTGGGTAGCCGGTTGGTAATGTAATAGGCCAGGGTTTGAAGTTCCTCACACAAAAACGGGATATGCCAGTTATAGACTGGTGGCTCCTTAATGACTACATCCCAGAACGACTGCACGAATTCAAAAAATGATCCCTTACACGCATCCCGTTCGATCTGCGTTAGCAAATCCAGCATATCCGGTCTGAGTGTGAGGTAATCGGTTTTTAAGGCAGTCATGCGTTACTTCATATTACGGGCAACAGCCAACAGGGCCGCTTTTTGCTCTTCACTCAAATTGCTGGTGTCAATCTGGCTTGGCGGGGTATTCATCTCTATTTTTTGAGTTAGCTTGCCGTGGAGCTTAAGAATCGTTTCTAGTGCTCCTTCTGCTGAGGCCATTTCTACTGAGGGTAGGCCGCGTTCATTGAAGGAGAGTTTTTTGATCAATCCTTTCTCATCCGCTTTCGAGAGTTTGATCAGATCAACGCCTGGCCTTTCGATGAGCACGGGTTCACCCTTGACGAATCGATACGCATTCGGATTCATCTCCAGTTCGACCTGGTAGCGGACAATCTGCGCTTTCCGTTTCGCCTGTTCGAGAAAGAATTCATCTTGGGCGGCCGTCAGTTTTTTTTCTGACTTGTCGCTAGTCTCTCCATTTCCATTGAACAGTCCAATCCTGTCGGCTACCTCCTCTTCAATATCTACCTCCATTTGCAGTTCGGCGATGAGGATCGACAAATGCTTTTTCACCATCGGCGTTTCCCATACCTCATCAACCCGGATGTAATCATTCAGACGCGTGGCTGCATTGTCAGAGACCCGCTTAATGGCTTCTTCCGCTGACATGCCAAGTGATTCGTATCGCTCTTTGATAGCCTGAACGATGTCTGGGTTTTGTAGAAGTTTATAAGCGATCTGTCTGGCGGTTTTTTCAGAATACTTGGCCGCAATTGCGGCTTTGGTGCCGTTCTGATGCTTACAGTATTCTTCTACGAATCGCCCCTGCTGCGCTGTCATGGTTTACAATAGTTTACATTTTCGGTTTACATCGGGCGTTCCTAGTCAACTTTACGAACTTCCTCTGCCTGGTACAGCGGATGTCCTGGCCGTTTGACCAGCATCCTGCCCAGTTCCATCATGGTTACTTCCTGAGCACCTAACTGAATAGCCTTGGCCTTTTTCGATTGGCATATATCAAAATGCTCATCGTAGGTACCCGCCTTTTGAATCCATTTGCGTTGCACCCCGATTTTATCTGCCATGGCCAGCAACTCCTCGGTTGAATCCGCAATCATGTGGCACATCTTCATGCCTCGGTAGGGCGCATTGAAATTGTCGATGTAAACCATAGTTAAATCGCCTGATACACCTGTTTGCCCTTCTCCCACACCATTCTCAGTACCTGCATCCGGTCCGCTTCCCCGTCCCGGTTATGCGCTACATGCACCCAGGCGGGATTGTTGTGCTGATCAGGATTTTCTAAGATGAGCTGATCAAACGTGAGGTTCTGCCGGATCCAATTGAACAGAGCCAGATTGCTAACGGTGCGCAGGCTATCACAATCCAGATCGATCGCGCAGCCGACCATGTGAGCCGATGCCTTCGCTCCGCCGATGGCCCGGTTTAGTTCAGGCGACCTATAAAAGCTTGATACGGGAATCTTGCCGAAGCGGTCACAGATGGGCACGTAAAAATCATGGTACACCCTGACCATGTTCTGATAAATCAAGGCAGAGGGCATGTTCAGAATACCCTTCCGGATAGCGGTAGCCGACTTGATGGATTCCTTAAAGGTCAGATAAGGCCCAAAGTCGGGATAGCTTGTAACGGGTTCGTCAATTAGGGGATTGGACATCGAAAGGTCATCGAATTCGATGAGTTTAAGATCGAAATGGGAATAAGGCCCGGTGGATGGTTAAGTATCACCGGGCCTTTTGATTAAGCTTCTACTTCAGCCGGGCTGACCACAATGTCATATTCACCGCCAATCACGAACATATCCGCAGCGGCTTTATTGACCGTATTCAGTGTCAGGTTGGTACCTCCTGATAGTTTCCAGTAGACCGACTTTTGATCATAAGGCACTTCCAATTCAATAGCTGTGGCAATGGGGTTGGTAGTATCCCAGTTCTTGCTCTCTTTCTTGGACACGCAGGTCACTCTCACTTTCGTACTCATGATTATTGGGGTTTTATTGATTAAGAAAAATGCATTTGTCAAGGCTTGCGCTTGAAGGGATCGGCGGGCAGGATGAATTCTTTCGGCGGCTGAGGGGGGATCTTCTGGGGTCCCTGACTACGTTTGATATCGCCTATGTCCTGATGTAGATTGGCCTGCTGGCGACCAATGAGCTGGATCGATTTGCGAAGCGAAAGAATGATGCCTTTTAGCTCTTTTATTTCCCCTGTTGAGGTAGCGAGTTGGCTGGATAAAAAACCAATCTGCTGCTGGTAGCTGGCCAGTAGGGTATTCTGAGAATCCACCGTGGCACGTAGCCGGGCTGTTAGCACCGTATCGCGCAGGAAGATTTTGCGATTCGATGCGGCCATTTTCTGTAAACTGCTTACCTGCTGCTTGGTACGGCTGTCCAGCTTATCGCCAAACAGTGAGTACACAATCACCGACAGGATAATCAGCCCACACCCGTAACTAATCAGGTGATTGATCCGGGTCGCCATGGTCTTGGAAAAGGGTTTTCCTTTCCGGTAGCGCAAATAATAAAATACGGCAGCCAGCGAAACGCCTGCACTGAAGCGAAACAGGTACGTAATGGTGGGCAGGTAGTCCAGCCTGGGAATCACGTAGGGGTCCGAGAGGGCAAACACCGACAGGACGGAGAATATCCAGACTACCATTATGACGTAGCCGGGCGGGCGGTGTCGCCACTGGTTAGTAATGTGGGCAATCGAAATGCCAAACACGGCCGACAGGCCCAACCCAATCTGTCCAAGTGCAAAGGGTATCATTCGTCACCTAGTTTTGTTAAGTCCTCAATGTTTTTCTTCTTATCGACACGTTCCTGAAGTTTGCCAAACAGTTTGTAGCCCGCTGCGCCCAGCATGATTGTACAGGGAATGGGCGGAATTTTGGTCAGGTCCGACACCCAGGCGTTGAGGCCCAGCGAGATAAACATGCCGATAGCAATCATCAATAGCCGCTCCCAGCCCGTTCGTTTAATGGGGGCTTTTCGCTGGAGTGCCTCCCAGGCCACAAACGCTGTCGATCCCCCGAACGCCCACCCCACCATCGCCCAGTCCGTCACTCCGGATAAGTACGCCAATAATTCACCAAGAGCATTTGCCAGTACGACACCCGCTGCCCACAGCAGGGGTACGAATACTTTTGTCATTTTCACAATCGTTCGAGTGGGTTGAAACCGTTTATGGGCGTTGGATAGAAGCAAAAAGCGGATTATCTAAAAACAGGTGGTTCCCTGCTGTGAAGTCTCAGCCGTTTATTTCGACCTGTGAAGAGTCCTTTCTGATCAGCGATCGTTTTGCCCTCCTCAACCCAGCCGTGTAACAGGCTCATCGAATCACCCCTGAGTCGATACGCTTCTGATAGGGTTGCAATCTTTCGCTCGACGTAGAAATTATGCGCTTTCAAACTATCACAGATGCGCAATTGAACAGCCAGCGCGGTCTGCTCAGGCAGGTTGTAGGAAACCGCAGGTGTTTTTACCGTTGTGTCGGCAGGTTTCAACAATCCTTGGGCGATGAGGCTTTCCAGAATGGCCAGTCGTTGCTGCATAGCTGACAAGCCCGACACCTCCAGCTTGATCTGGGGCACGATGGCATTTTGTTTGGCCAGTGATTGCTGGTAGGCCATTTCGGCCCGATCCTGACTGGCTTTGAGCCGGATCGATTCAGCCTCGGTGCGAAGTCGTCTGGTCCTTTCGGTCCTGAGTGAGTCAGTTAACTCCTGATTGGTGCCCGTTTGCTGTTTGAGCCATTTTCTAAGGTCAGGTACCAGCCAGGCTAGTAGGACAAATAGCAATATGGCGATGGATACGCCCGATAGAATTTTCCAGATCATTTCACCAGTGGGTCAGCGGTGGGCGGTTTGGAATCAGCGGCCTGCTGGGTCGTCATCGGCGTAATGAGCTTGACGGCCGCACCAAGAAAGGCAATGACCTTTTGCGCCTGTGGCCAGATCTGAACGATCAGCGGGGAGTCGGCAAAGTAGACCAGTAGCGTATAGGCGAAGGTGAGCCAGAACGATTTGGAGACGACCTTATTGGTCTGCATGAACTGGGCCGCTACCGCCAGCGCCCCCGATAGTAGCGTTAAGATCAGGTACGTTTTGGGCGGAAAATGAAAAAACTGACCCGCTAATGTGATTAGACTCGTCAGTAAAATCAGCCAGCCCGATAGCTTGGCTGTGGCATTATCCTTCGAAAAAAAGCTCTTCAGCAGGTTCATTTCTCAAATTTTTAAGGGTGATCACAAAAAATTCAGCACGCATTTTTTACGGATTTTTTTACGGAAAATCTTACGAATTTCTTTACGGGTTTTCTTACGGAAATCCAATTTTAGAACCGTTTCATTTCCAAATATTTACGCCGTTTATCAAGACCCGGTTTAGCGCAAAAACTTGACCAAAAATCCGGACAAAACTTGATCAAAAATCATTAGTTAACTTACTGTAAATCAATAATTTATAGCCATAATAACTGCTTGCAATATAAGCAGTTTAGATATATTTGTGACCAATCAAATCAAAATCAAAAGCTGTAGTTCATGAAAGAAAAACTCTTAGCGGCTTTAAAGGCAAAATACAAGAGCCTTGGATTTTCCGATAAAGCCATAGCCGGGGTTCTCGGGTATCTGGAGAAAACCGTCACGGAGGAAGACAAGATTGACGAAGCGGTTGATGGAGTAGAGGATTTACTGAAGGCGTTTCAGGCCGAAGTCGATAGCCGGGTTTCTACCGCTGTTGCCAAAGCCAAAGCCCCGGCAGGTGATCCTCAAAAAAAGGAAGGGAATGATCCGAACCCGGATACCCCGGCCAACCCTCCCGCTGATGCTCCCGAATGGGCGAAAGGCTTACTGACCACGGTGCAAACATTGGCTCAGGAAGTGAGTACACTCAAATCGGGGAAGACAGCCGACACCCGCAAGTCTCAGTTAGAAGACGCGCTGAAAGATTCGTCTGACGCCTTCAAGAAAATCACGCTGAAAAATTTCGACCTGATGAATTTCGACACGGACGAAAAATTCAACGCGTTTCTTGAGTCGGTCAAAGAAGATTCAGCCGACTTCGTGCAGACGGAAGCCAACAACGGCTTAAGTCAGAGCAAGCCGCCGGTGAAGTCGAACGGGAGCAATACCAAAACGGCCTCGAAAGAGGAGATTGATCGACTCGTTAAAAACATCGGTTAACTATGTATGCAGACTTAACAAACACTGGTTATCAAAATCTGGACGCCAACGACTCCATTGTGATCGTTCGTCATTTTGATTCCATCCGTGGAGGTCGCACGCTGGACGTTACTAATTTCACGCCGGAGGTTATTAAGGCCGGGCACGTGATCATTCAGGAAACGGCAACGGGCAACTTTAAACCCATGCCCCTCAACGGTGGGGCTACCGCCTACGCGTCCCTGCCAACAGGTCATACCTATGCAGGTATTTTAATCGCTACCATTTTAACCAAAAAGCCCTTCGCGTCTATTTTGGTTAACGGCACGGTAAACCCGGCCGCTGCGCCTTTCGATATGTCGACCATTCTGTCGGCCGTAAAAACAGCTCTGCCACTTATCGCTTTCCGTCAAGACTAAGCCATGGAACAATCGTATTTTATTCAGTATATCCAGCGGTTCTTTGCCGGGCTTGTCCTTCAGTACGTCACTCTGTTCAATGACGCTAAAACTCAACCGGGCTACTTGCACCTGCGCATGCTCAAAAAAGAGTATTCGGATTCGGGTAAGTGGGAATCCGTTCAGTCGGTCAATACGCTGGTGATGGCCGATATTGTGGCCTTTGATTCGCCGTTACCGCTCAAAAAGCGTGATTCCATTAGCCGAGCCAGTGGCAATATTCCCAAGCAGGGTTTAGAGCTTCAACTCAATGAAACCCAGCTCAACGAATTGGACAACCTGGCCAGCCGTCCCAACATGACCGAAACGCTGATGGCCAAACTCTTTGGCGATACCAAAAAGGTCATTGGCGCCGTCTACGAACGGAACGAAGAAATCTTTTTGCGTGGGCTGTCGACGGGCGTAACCCTAATTGAGGACACCGAAACGGTGGGTACGGGATTCCGAGTTGATTACGGCTATCTGACCGCTAATAAGTTTGGCGTATCCGTACTATGGTCCTCGGCCTCAACGGCTAAACCCTACGATGATTTTCAGCGGGTGATTGCCAAAGCTCGGGACACCGATGGTAACGTAATTACCAACGTGATGATGGACCGTACAGCCTTCAACAACATGGTGAAGACCACCCAGATCATGGATCTGTTCGCCTTCAACATTGGCTACAATGGGGCCACTCGGGCGCAGCCCAACCTGACCCAGGTGAACAACCTGTTTCAGGAAGAATTCGGCTTTACCATTGAGATCGTTGATCGAACCATGAAATACGAAAAGAATGGTAGTCAAACGACGGTTCGCCCCTGGGCAACGGGAGCGGTGGTTTGTTTGACCAGCGATCAGGTCGGTTCACTCGTTTGGGCCCAACTGGCCGAAATGAATCACCCCGTTTCAGGCGTAGAATACCAGACAGCTGATAATTACATTCTGGTATCCAAGTTCCGGCAAAACCGGCCTACGCTGGGAGAATTCACCAATTCTCAAGCGCGCGTTGTTCCTGTCATCGCTAACGTCACAGATATCTATCTGATTGACTCAACCACGGTTCAATCCTAATCATGGCTGATAAAAAAGAAAGCCCTAAAAAACCCACGCACGTCGTGGTGAAGGAGTTCCGGGATAAGGACAACTTCGACAAGATCCACGAAGTCGGCTCGGACGTGTCTCATTTCGATGAGGTCCGGCTCGCTCACCTGGTTTCGATCGGTCACGTCGAAGGTCCGAAAGAGCCCGAAAAGGATCCCGAAAAAAAGCCTGACTAATCTCTGAATCATGGCAACGCTTCAACAGTACATAGCGGACGAGCTATCGGCGTATTCCCAGACCGTGACGGATGTTCAACTCGAACTCTATCTGGCGGAGGGCAATATGCTAATCAGCGATCCAGCGACTAAGTCGAACCGGAAGTCGGCTCTCCTCTATGTACTGGTAGCGATGCTGCCCAAGATCCCTAAAACGGTCTCTGAAGGCGGCTTTTCGGTGAGCTGGAATCAGGACGCCATTGCGGCCTACTGTCGGCAGTTGGCCAGTGAAACCGGTATCGTGATGCCCTCGCTGGGCGGCCCATCTGTTAGCGACAAATCCTATCTCTGGTAGATGAAACAGTACCCGTATACCCTGCAAGTGCTTTCGATTGCCAGTGAATCCCAACAGGATAACAACGGCAATTATTCGGGCAGTGCGCAGGATTGGGAAACGGTTTCATCTTGCCGGGATGAAGCGAATTCGGGCGGAAGGCAGGTCACGTTGACCGATGGATCCGCCTACGTGTTCGATTCAACTATTCAATTACCGCTTTCCTGTCCTGATCTACAGGCAGGTCAATCGGTGCAGGTATTGGATGGGGTCACGGTTCGGGTAGTGGGTACGATTCGGCAGTTCAGACGGGAACAGATGCATTGTAGGGCATGGGTGTAAGATGGGCTTCAAATGGAACTCCTCAAAAGCCCAGGTAGGTCAGCTCTTCGACCAGATCGCCGAGCGCTTTGCCGCTGGCGTGATTCAGACCCTGAGCTACCTCGGTGAACTCTGCGTCATTCAGGCCCGTGAACTGAACACCTACCGTGATCAGACCGGAAACCTGCGCAATTCGATTGGCTACGTGATTGTGCATAACGGCCAGGTCGTTAAACGCAATTTCGGCAAGTCGTCCAAGGCCGCTAAGTCAGGTGGACAGGGTGTTTTGGCCGGGCTGGCTCTGGCAAACAAACTGGCATCGGAGCTAGGCAATGGCTGGGGCCTGATCGTGGTAGCAGGCATGAACTACGCGCTGAGCGTGGAAAGTCGGGGCCTCGATGTGCTCTCCTCGGCTGAGCTTCTGGCGAAGACCGAACTACCTAATCTACTAACCCAGCTCAAGCAGGACTTAAAAGCGAAGAAACCATGAAAAAAACGGGACTGGATGCGCTCACCATTCTGTACCAGCTCATCGCGGATTCTGCGCTGAAAACGGCGATCAGTGGCGGGGTGTATAAGTTAAAGCGGCCCCTGGGCTCCCAGCTTGAGGACATCGTTTTAAACGCGCTTCCCTTCAATGCCGATCAGGTCCAGATCGGTACCATCAACGCGAATTTGTATGTGCCGAATCTGAAAGAAAAGATTGGCGGCAAAGAGCAGGAGGTGGCCGATCTCGCCCGTATGCAGGAGCTGGTGAATCTGGCCACGAGCCTGTTTGCCGAGCACTACGATGCTAGTTATGATTTCTGGTTAGTGAATGTAGCCACGCTGGAAGAGGAGGAAACGGGTCAGTTCTATACCAACCTCCGCATTGATTTTAAATTTTTCCCAACTGATTAACGCGTATCACACATGGCAAATTTAACGCGCGGTGTCCTCTCGATTGCACTCGGAGCCATTGCCGGTGACGGCGGGCCGGGCACGAGCTTGACTACCCTGGGCTATACAAAAAAAGGCACCGCCAAAATGGCCCAGGCGGACGCCAACATTACCAATCTGTACGCAGAAGAAAACGATCAGCCCGTGGATTCCATCACGACCCAGGGCGATATTACCTTCAGCTGGACGGTGATGAATCCCGATACGGCTACGCTGGTCACGCTGTTTGGCGGCACAGCCTCGGGCACGACCCCGAACAAGACCTGGAACATGCCAGCTTCGGTAGTATCTCAGGAACTGACCGTCAAAATTACACCCAAAAAAGGCATGGCGGTGGTATTCCCCCGGGCATCGGTGACTGCCAAACTGAATGGGGACTTCTCAAGCGAGGACCTGTTTGGAGTAGATGTCACAATTAAGGCGCTGGTACCTACCAAATCAGGCGTAGGACCGGTTCAATTCATCGAATAAGTCATTTTCTAAAAAAGGCGTTCTCACCGGGCTCTTATTGGGACGGCTTGGGAACGCCTTTTTCTCGATTGGAACTCACCATGAAAAAAGCCCTGTTTGCTTCGGTTCTTCTTTTACTGGCTCTGGCCGCTCAGGCGCAGACAGTTCAGCCTAAAGCCAAGCGAATCTACTGGTCCAATAATCACCTGATCGTAGCGGATTCGGCCTCGGGCCAGATTCAAGGTGATTTTTTTGCGGGCCTGGAAACCATTGGCATTTACCCCTACGGCGCTAATTTAGTGGCGATTCAGATCGGTAAAGCTGTTGAATATTATCGCCCCATTCAGGTGCTGAATTTATCTGGAGTAGCCTACGGCTCAACGGTTGCCACTGCGGTAGCGGGCGTGTCAGCTTCCAATACAGGAAACGCTCCCCTTATCGCTACCCAAACGGAAGCCACTACTGGCACCGATAACACCAAAATGATGACGCCCCTGCGCGTTGATCAGGCGATTACTAATAGGTTTACCAGTGTAATAACGACGACCGCCAGTCAGACACTAACCAATAAGACGCTGGTTAGCCCGACTGTTACTGGATTATTGACAGCGAGCTTAATTACAACTACAGGCCTTATAACGGGAAATGGTATATCTTCTGTAAATGGTAACGCATTAGCGGCTACTACTGGAACTAATTTTGCTTCAGGTGGTGGTGCTTCTATAAATATTACTCCTACTGGTAATAATGGAAGTAATGGATATGTAGAATTACAGTCATATTACGCAGGCATTGGTTACACAACACCACTCATTTTACAACGTCAAGGAGGTAGTGTATTAATTAACACAACTACTAATGCTAATAACGATAAATTGGTTGTAAATGGTAGTGCAAGTATTAGTGGTAATATTACTCGTTCTGGCTATCAAACTACCGATTCACAATTAAAAATAGGAGCATTAGAATATCAGAGTTTTGCATTAAATAATGCATGGATAGGCGAAAATACTTATTATGATGGTACTAGTTTTAAATATAGAAATACTGGTGCTGGTGGGTTATTTTATTTCTATGGTAATGAAGGTCAATTTAGATTTGTTACAAGCGGTACGGCAGGTACAACTGCAACTAATTTAGGGCAATACAATCAACTAAAAATAAATGCAGATGGTAGTTTTGCTGTAGGTCCACAAATAGTAACTACTCCTGGAATTTATACAGGATATAAATTTTTAGTTGATGGTTCTGGTAATGGTACATTTACTGGTAATTTAAGCGCACAAGGTACGCGTATTCAACTTGGAAATACAACATTACCTGGCACATTGTGGAGTAGTTATACTAATGCTTTACAATTTGGTAGAACCACAATAACCGATGCTTCTAGTGGTAACGAATTTGCTATTGCAGCAAACGCGTTTTATAACGGAACTAATGTAATATATAGTAATACGGGCTTTGCTTCTATTTTTAATATGAACGGAGCTAATAATGGTATTACATTAACTGCTTTTCCATCTGGTGCAGCAGGTAGTACATTAACAGGAGGAAAAATAGTACAGATTTCATCAAATGGTGGTGGGGCTGTTGGAATGTTTACAACTGTACCATCTACGTTAAACAATAGTAATCCATTTCTATTTTTAGGACAATCTTTAGTATTAATTGCTGCTAATACTGGTAATGATAATTACATTGGAAATAATTTCTATAGTAATGGAACAAACAATGTCTATAAGAACACAGGATTTGCTAGTTATTTAGGATTGTTAGCTACTGGCGATCTTGTATATGGAACTTCACCTTCTGGTACAGCAGGTAGTACAGTTACATCAACAGAAGCATTTAGGGTATCTCAAACTAGGGCAGTTAGTATCGGAGGGTCTCCTATTCCGAGTACTTACAACCCCAACAACTATCCTACTTTATTTTTAGGGAATGGTGTAGGGATTAACGGAAGTAACTCTGACAATTCCTATGCTATTACAGTAAATGGTTTCTGGAATGGCACTAATTTAATTACACGTAACACAGGAGCGGTATCTCAATTCGGAGGTAATAATAACGGTGATTTTACGTGGAATACTGCACCTTCTACAACAGGTGGTACAGCAGTTAGCACAAGTCAAAAAATGATTTTATCTAATGCTGGTAATTTAACATTAGGTAATCCAACACCAACATTAACTGCATCCCCTGTTAGTATAGACCTAGGAGCAACATACAGTAACTCAGCAGGCAATAATCTTAAATTAAAGTTATATAGTGACGGTACTAGTATAAATGGATTAGGAATGAGTGGGAACTCATTTGACTATGTAGCAGCTACAGGTACTATACATAACTGGTACATAGGTGGTACAAAGTATTTTACAGTAGGTGTTAATACTATTGCACAAAATTCAACAATACCCGGAACATTATCATCTAGTAACATTTCCCATTTTATTGGTCAGCCCTTAAATATTGTTGCAGGCAATAGTGCAAACTATAGTGCATTTCAGAATAATGTTTATAACAACGGAACTAATGATGTAAGGAAAAATACTGGATTTGGTTCAGACTTATTTTTCGATACTAATGGTGGTATTAATATTCGTACAGCAGGGACTAGTACATCTGGCTCTACTATTAGCTGGACTAATGCACTACAAATAAGCAATGCTGCAAACTTTGCTTTCAATAGTACATTTCCCGGAACATTAGCTAGTACAGTAACTTATATGTTTCTAGGTAATACTGGAAACATATATGGACAAACTAGTGGTACTGGTATTTCTATAGGTAATAATATATACTACAACGGAACTAATAATATATATAAAACATCTGCAATAGCTTCTGTATATGATCAAGATAATAATGGTAATCATATATGGTCAACAGCACAATCTGGGACAGCAGGTGCAACAGTAACTTTATCTCAACGGATGATTTTATCTAATGCTGGTAATTTAGGAGTAGGAACAACACCTCCTGGCAATGCTAGTAACAATATCCGTTATGTTTTTATTGGTCAAGCAGGTTCATTCGGTTCTGGTGCATCTACAAACGGAATGTCATTGAATGCTAATTTTTATTATAACGGTATAAATGATGTGCGTATTAACGCTGGATACGCAACGCAATTTACTCAAACGGCAGCAGGTGATTTTCAGTTTCAAACAGCAGGTACTTCAACAGCAGGTAGTACTATTAGTTGGGCTACTCCTTTGATAATTTCTAATACTGGTAATGCGACACTTACAGGTAATATTACTAGTTCACAATATCGATTATCTGCTCTAAATACGGCTCCTGCCTCAGCCACAGATACAGGTACGTTAGGAGAAGTTCGTATAACAAGTTCATTTATTTATGTCTGTACGGCAATAAATACATGGGTTCGAGCCGCACTAAGTACATGGTAATCATTAAATCAAATCAACTCACAATTCAATTTTCTTTTTTATGAAAACTTTCGTCGCCGTTGCGCTACTGGTTAGCTTATCAACCCTATCATTTGCTCAAAGCAAACAGTCTGTTAAAAAGCCAAAAATCAAAACCGATTCGACAGCCGCAGTTGAGGTAAAGGAAATTGCCTGGGACCAAAAGACCGGAAAATTTATCTACCCAGCGAGCATGACTGATGCCGAAAAAATCGAGAAGCTGGAAACCGCTTTGAAGCAGAACTCGAACACGTTTATGCAGGCGGCAGGGGATGATGCGAAATATTCCGATGCGCTGGAAACAGTACTCAAGCGAAAGGACGCTCAGATTGAACAGTTAAAGGGCCTGGTACAACAGTTACAGGCTAAACTACAGCCGCCCGCTGGCCAGCCGAAGTAAGCCACAGTAAAATCCAAAACAGTCAAACCAAAACGGTATGAAACTCAAATTAAGCCTTCTTCTCCTATTTGTAAGCTCCTTTGCTTTTTCCCAAACATCTCCCGCTCCAGTCAACATCGGCGGACTAAAGTATGAACGGGCAATCGTACAACTCAGTCCGGCAGTGTTGGATAGTGCGGGCACGGTTATCACCCCTGCCAGTTACACAACGGTTCAGACGGGCCGGGTGGTCGGTATCGAAGTGACCATTGCCCCCAATCCTGATCTTACTATTCCTCATGTGCGAACGCTCGAAGAATTACAGACGACCGAAGATGGGGAACAGGAGCTTACCATGACGGCTCGCGTCAACTACTACGACACGACAGGGCGGTTAATGGTTGAGGTGATCAATGCCGACACCACGCTATCCCCCGACGTGAAAGCGATGCGACTACGGATGTTTGATAGCTATATTCTGGCTCCCAAGTCCACCCGCAACAGCTGGGTTGACCCCTCCACGGGTGGGCTGGTGCCTGCCGGTACACCGGGGGCGGTTCGGGAAATGACGTTTTACCAGAATTTAACCAAAGCCAACCTGGTAGGCATGGGCATAGTACCTTCTTCAGAGCAGCGGATTCAGTTTTTCCGGCTGTACATGAAAGCCTATATGCTGGCAACGATTGGCGCACGGGCAGGTATCTAACCCGGTTACTGTTATGAAAAAATGGTTCTGGGTTTTCGGAGGAGGAGGCAATAAGGGAGGCTATCAGGAAGGCGTGATTCGGGCAGCAGTTGAACTGAATCATCAGCCGGATGCAGTGGCGGGTACGTCGGTCGGAGCACTGAACGGAAGTTTTGTGGCCATGCGACTGTACCATGTGCTGGCCTATTTCTGGGACTTGGTTGAGGTGCATGGCTATCCTGAAATCTGGGATAGCTGGCTGGTCAAGGAAGTCGCTGGTTCACTCACGGCAAAATTTGGTGGGATAGCAGGCCTGCTCTTGCAGGGTCAACTAAACAAGATCGAGGGTCTGGGTACACTTCGACCCCTGCGGGAAAAGCTGAGTGACTATGTGAAGCTTGCTGATTTTCGGATACCCTTTCTCTGCGGCATCACCTCGCTGACCGATGGACAGTACCATAGTATCAACATCCAGGACTGTCTGACTGATGCCGATGCGGTGGATGCGATTGTAGCCTCAGCAACGATGCCCATCATCTGGGACCCGGTACCCGCAGTCCGCACAACGAAGGGAACGTTCTTTCAGTGCACTGATGGCGGTGTACAGAGCATCACACCGATCAAAGAAGCGATCGACTTTATCAATCGTCAGCCAGACGCCAAAGACTGGGGAATGGTAATTGTACCCTGTGGCACGGATCAGATGGAGCCCCACCCTGAACCGTATTCGTTGATGGGTGTCGTGGGCCGGGTAATGGATATGATGCTGAATCAGATTTTTATGACCGACATCAGCCGATTCAAGTTGATCAACGAGTTTGTTGCTGCATCCGTCCAGCCGACCCTGGATGGCTACCGTCACATTCCGTCGATTATCATTCAACCCAGTGCCAATCTGGGTAGCACTCTGGATAGCCGTGCCGAAGCCATCCGGTTTCGCCGGAGCCTGGGATATCAGGATGCTAAACAACAACTAACCTCTTTTTCGTGAACCCACCCGATACATTCAATGCCATGCTCGCTGAACAGGCCGAACTAAATACCCTCATTGAGCGAGGGGTGCAATTCACAGTACAAAAACGAAGCCTGCTGAAGTGGCTGGGTAAGCCCGAACGGACGTTTGAGCTGAAACAACCGTTCCTGTTTACCCTGGACCAACTTAGTGCCGAGTTCGTTTTGATGGACTTCTCGGAAGATCGGTTAAAGCAAAACCCTTTAGGCGAAAGCAAGGTACTGGCCCATATCAACGCCAAGCGGTGCGCTAGGATTGTGGCCATTGCGGTGCTGAACCGGCGCTGGAAAATCCGCTTTCTGGGGCCGTTGCTCGCCTACTATCTGGCTGATCGCCTTACGCCCACCAAGCTGTTTCAACTCGTCATCCTGATCAATCAGATTTCCAATCTAGGGGATTTTACCAACTCTATCAGATTCCTGCACGCCAGCAGGACGACGGCTCCGGCGCTGATAGAGACTCCGGAGCTGGACGAGGACTAAAAACACCCTACGGCCAGCGGGGAGCGATCTGCGCTCATTTTGGCTGGAGTTGGGATTACTTACACCACGGTATTCGATGGCCGATTGTGCAGCGGATGCTGATTGATGGTCCCAGCTACGAGGCTGGTAAGAAAAAAGGGGAAACCGCACCGGATGAGATCGATCTGACGGCGGACAATTTTGAAAAGGTGATGCGGAGCCTTGATTTCTCCAAATTGACCTAGTAAACAGATTCTGACATGACGGGAACAGGGCCTTTATCGTTCGATGCGCTAATTAACGACGTCAATTTTCGCTCCCAGTTGGATGCGATGGAACGGCGCGTACTCGGCTTTTCGGCCACAACCGTGCGCGAAACCGACAAAATTGACGCTAGTTTCAAGCGGCTTGGTCAACTCGCAGCGGGCTATTTTTCCTTCAATGCGTTATCCCAGTTACCAGCTCAGATCTTAAAGGTACGGGGTGAATTCCAGCAACTGGAAATAGCCTTTACCACCATGCTCAAAAGCAAAGCCAAACAGGAGGCTTTGCTTAATGATCTGGTGCAAACAGCCGCAACGACACCCTTTACGCTGAAAGACATAGCCAGTGGCGCCAAACAGCTCCTGGCTTACGGCTCCGCAGCGGGTCAGATCGTGCCCGAACTCCGGATGCTGGGCGATGTAGCGGCTGGTACGGCAACGCCCATCAATGAGCTGATTTATTTATACGGAACGCTTCGCACGCAGGGCCGGGCCTACGCCGTCGATATTCGACAATTTGCGGGCCGGGGCATTCCGATCTATCAGGAACTAGCCAAGGTGCTGGGCGTGAACGTCGATAAGGTTAATGATTTTGTCGAATCAGGCAAAGTCGGCTTTAAGCAGGTTGAGCAGGCGTTCAGGAACATGACCTCCAGTGGGGGTCTGTTTGCGGGTCTGATGGACGCTCAGAGTAAATCGCTACTGGGCCTAAAAGATCGACTGGCTGATGCGTGGGATCTGATGCTGAATGACATCGGCAAGAAAAACGAAGGCGTAGCGGCTAACCTGCTCGATACGGCCACCTCAGTGGTTCAGCACTATCAGGACGTGATTGACATCCTGAAAATTGCCGCCATCACCTACGGCACCTATAAATCGGCGATTCTGCTAGTTTCCGTTGCCCAGCGGGCGCAACTCTTTTTACTTCAGTCAGTAGCTTTAGAGCAATCTTTAGCCGCAGCCGCTGGTGAAGTGCTGACCGCTCAGCAGGCCCGCCAGATCGTGGTATCGAAGCTACTCCAGCAGGCCCAGGCCAGTCTGAATGCGACCATGCTGGCCAATCCGTACGTGTTAGTCGCTACGGCCCTGGCGGCCCTGATTACGACTGCATTTTTGTACCGACAGGAAGTGCAGCAGGTCAAATCAGCATCGGAGCTGATGGGCGAAAGTGCCAAAGAGGTGGTGGGTCAGTTTCGTCAGCAATCATCGGAAGTCAAGACCCTGATCGGCGTTGTTCAGAATCAAACCGTAGCGGAGAGTGAACGGTTGAAGGCGTACAATCGGCTCAAAGAAATTGCGCCCGATATTGTGTCAGGCCTTGATTTCCAGAAAGCCAAAACGGCTGATCTGACCAAAGCCCTGAACGAGTACTTACTGGCGCTGGAAAAGAAAATCCGGCTGGAAAGTGCCCAGAATAAACTCAAAGAAGCGCTCGATCAGGACACTGAAGCGGCCGAACGCTTGAAAAAAGCCCAGGATGATTTAGTTAAACAGGCTAAGTCGAATCAGCAGTTTGTGATTGGTACGGCCATTACTCAAAATGGTCCAGCGGTCCTGAAGCAATCCGATCTGGCCCGTCAGCAGCTGGATGAGGCCTCCCAGATTAAAAAGCAGACCGAACTCGTTGTAAAGGACATTGAGCGGACCATTTCGGGCATTTATAGTGGAGGCTCGAAGGATGCCCTCAATGCACAGATCAACCAGTTAGAGCTGGTCAGATCCAAACTTACTGATAAGCTCTCCCCTGCCTATAAGCAGGTAGAGGACCAGTTAACGGAGCTAACCAAGCAGCGCGATGCCCTCACTCAGGCCGAAAACGCTGGTGGCACGGCCGTGGCCAAAACGGTCGACTATTACGACGCGGAGATCAAAAAAGCCAAAGAGCTCCGTGATCAAAACGCCACGTCTCGAACTGAATACGTTAAGTATCAGGCTCAGGTCGATGAGTTGACCCGGGCCCGCAACCGGCTGACGGGGGAGTTGACTAAATCCGAAAAGAAAGCCGCCAAAGAAGCCGAGAAATCGGGGCCATATGGTAGTGTCGATTACTGGGAGTACGTGAGTAAAAAAGCCCAGGAGGTTTTAGAAAAAACATCCGTTTCCGATACGGCTACGATTCAAAAGCAGCAGGCGATCAAACTGGAGGCTGACAGGCGTGCAGAGGATGCACGCAAACTGGTCAATCTGAAAACCTTTCAGGAAGAGCTGGATGAGAAAAAGAAGCTTTACGTATTCTATGAGCGCTGGGTAGAAGCCTATGGCAAAGAATCAGCCGATAATCAGTTCTCTCATTTGTTAGCGTCGGGCGAGTCCTACGTGGCGTATCTGAATCAGCAAATTGATAAACTGGATGCCCAGCGCAACAGTGAAGGGTTATCGGCCAAAGAAGCCCAGGACCTGGCCTCCCTGTTTGACCAGCGCGCCGAAGCCTCGGGCCAGAAAACGGCCATCGAGCGCTTTACGGAAGAGTTACAAAAGGCGGGCCGGGATGCGGTTTCCCTGACTAATTATCTGGAAACACTTCGTCAGAAACAGAATCAGCTCGATCCGGGTGATACCTCGGAAACGGCCATCAAGGCCCGAAAACTCCTGGCCGAACAGATCGTGGAAACTGAGCGTCAGCGCGAAGATGAGCTCCGTAGTTTCCTGCAATCCGTTTCAGGCACTGAACAGCAGCGGCTATCCATCACGGCCAAATACGCGGACCTTCGTGCCGCGGTTGAAAAGAAATTTGCCACTAACCGGGGAAAAGCCTACCTGCTGGCACTGGATGAAATTGACAGGGCCGAACGGGATGAAGTCAAGGAGGTGGCTGAGCGCACTGCCCAGTCGGCCGAAAGCTATAAAAAACTTGACGAGGTCATTTTAGAATCCGGCCGGGCCGGGCTGAAAAAACGACTGGCGGCCCTGAATGACTATCTGGATAAGGAAAAGGCGGCAATCAATACCCAGACCTATCAACAGAAGCTCAAAGAGCGCAATGACGTCAAGAAATCACTCACGGATGACGATCTGACCCGCGTCAATGAATTTGGTCAGATCGTGGGGCAACTCGGTGAAGCCTTTGCTGAGCTGGGGGGCACCGTCGGCGGGGTGGGTGGTTTATTATCAGGCTTTGCCTCCAATCTGAGTCTGGTTACCCAGGCCTTTAAAGAGGATTTGGATGCGGGGCAAAAAGCCCAGATCGGCTTACAGGCGGTCGTTAACCTGATTGGTATCGTTACCTCGGCTGCGGCTCAACGGAAAAAAGCCGAAGAGGCCTATTATAATGCCGTGATTGCGTCTCAGTCAGAATACAACCGGCTGCTTAACGATCAGATCGGCCTGCAGAGTCAGAATAACGAAAACGTCTTTTCGAAAGACTACATCGGTAGGCTCAAAGACGGCTATAAACAACTTTCTGACGCCGAACTCAAATACCAGGCGTCACTAAAAAAACTGGCTGAAGGCCGGGCCAAGGTCGGTCAGGAGAACGCCATCGACTGGGGGGCAGTAGGCAAAGCAGCCGCCTCGGGGGCTGCTATTGGCTCAGTCATTCCTGGAATTGGTACGGCCGTAGGTGCGGTGGTGGGTGGCATTGTTGGTGGACTGGTGGGGCTGTTCGGGGGTAAGAAAAAACAGGATGAGTTCGGTGCCCTGCTGCAAACCTATCCGGGTTTGATTCAGAAAGGCAAAGACGGCGTCGATGAACTGAATAAGGCCCTCGCCCAGACGCTGATCGATCACGACCAGGTCGACGAATCCACCAAGCAACTACTGCAGGATACCATCGCCTGGTCGGATCAGGTTGAAAAAGCCCGGGAGCAGATCAAGGGAGTTATTTCGGACCTCGCTGGCTCCTTGGGCGATGATTTACGCAACAGTTTGGTCAATGCCTTTGAGGAAGGAACCTCGGCTGCACAGGCGTTTGGCGATTCGGTGTCGAAGGTGCTGGAAAACGTGCTATCGCAACTCATCTTCAACGAGGTCTTTAAGTCCCAGTTCGACCAGCTTCAGAAGGAGATGGAGCAGAGCTTTGCCGCCGGCGGTGATCAGAGTTGGATCGATGATTTTGGGCGCTTCTTTGGCAAAGCTGACGAACTGACTAAACTCTTCAACGATGGTTTGCAATCGGCTCAGGATGCAGCTAAACAGTACGGACTAACCATTTTCACCAAGAATAATTCGACCGCCCAGGCGAATTCCCTGTCGGGGGGTATAAAATCAATTCAGGAGGAAACAGCCTCTGTACTGGCGGGCCAGATCAACGCGATTCGCATCGGACAGGCCGATACGAACGGTATTATCCGTCAGCAGCTACTGGTCTTAAATAACATCGATCGTAACACAGCAGGCATTGCCCGCACAAATGAGCTACTCGATTCAGTCGACAGACGGTTAAAAAACATTGAATCAGACCCCTTGCGGGCCAAAGGAGGAGGGTAATATGGAACTAAGCTATTCGATCAACGCCATCACGTTTGCGCAGATGGGCCTGTTTGTGTCCGAATCGGAAGGGGTCGTGGATGCGCTCAAGCGTAAGCCACCGCTCAAAGTCGACTGGCCCAATGCGCATGGGGAAGTGGTCGATCTGAGCCGTGCCCGCTTTGAGCCTAGGGTCATCAAACTAAGCTGCTTTATGATTGCCCCCAATGCGGAAGGGTTCATGAATCAGCTCAACGCGCTGCGGGTCGAGCTCTACCGGCCCGGTACCCAGCGTCTACGTATCAACCCTGTTTCGGGAAGACCGTTTGTGTACGAAGTGTACTGCCCGGATGGAGTTGAGGTCAAAAAGAAATGGCGGAATGGTAAAATGTTTGCGCAGTTTGACCTAACCTTAATTGAACCCCAACCCATCAAATGGATCTTATCGGCTCCTGGCAACGCCACGGCCTCAATGACCCTATCGGCTCCCTCTCCCCTAACGTTCTACTGGGGTGATGGCAGTAATACCCAGGTGCAGGGCTGTAACCAGACCGTTTCCCACACCTATGGCGGCTCCTCCTCGGCGGTATACTATCTGATCATATCGGGAGAGCTTGACGTATTTGCGTCTCATTCATCCACCAACCTGACCGAAATATGGACCCGCTTGTATTAAGTAAACCCGGCTCTGACGATCTTCCCATCCTGGCCTTATCACCCCTTCGGGGCATTAATTCTGCTCAGCAGAAAGTGGATTTGCTCAATGGCGACACAGTAACGATTTCCATTACTACCACGGCCCCACTGGAGCTGTCGCTGGGCTATACCCTGTCCGTATTTGGTCAACTCTATACCCTGAATCAGTTCCCCCAGCTGATCCGAAAGGGCGAGAACTGCTTCGATTATGACCTCGTTCTGGAAGGGCCTCAGTATCACCTGTTACGCGTCATATTCTTCGATACCGATACGAGTGGCAATTCCCTGTCCTCAACATTCAGTTTGACGGGCAATTTGCAATCCTTCGCCCAGGTCCTGTTTGCCAACATGGCCAGGGTGTTTTCCGGCGCGTGGGGATTAGGTCAGGTTAAAGCGTACAATGAGGTCGGTACCTTAGTCGATGGTGCTGCCACAGCTACGAAAACGCTCTCGTTTGATAATGAGAACTGCCTGACTGTTTTGCAGCGGCTTTGTGAAGAATTTAATTCGGAGTTCGACATCGAATATAGGCCCAATGATGCTCCGAACCGAATCCTGCACATAAGGCCCGCCGGAACGGCTAAAACGGATCAGTTTCAGTACGGGCAAGGCAGAGGATTGTATGAACTGAGTCGCAACAATGTGCAAAACAGTCCCTTTTTCACACGGCTGTACTGCTACGGCTCGACGAAGAATCTGCCCTATGGCTACCGCAACTACGCCACGAGATTGCAGCTCCCCCTTTCGGGGCCAGCCCCCACCCTACCCACGCCCTATGACACCTACGTGCAGGATAATACGGCTGTAGCTCAGTACGGGCTGATTGAGGGCACGAAGGTATTTGAAGAAATTTACCCGGCTCGAACCGGAACCGTCACGGCGTCAACGGATCAGTTGACATTCGCGGATACCAGTCTTGATTTTAATGTGCTGTTTATTGATCACTACGATGCGGCTGGCAAAGCGGTGTATCGATACCTGATTCCGGGCCTAACGGCCAAGGTCCATTTTCAAACGGGCAGTTTGGCGGGTTATGAGTTTGAAATAACCGGCTTTGATCCGGCTACCTATACGTTTACGATCAAGCCTTACACGGATGATCGGGGCCTGGTGTTTCCTGGCAGTGATCCGGCTTCCCCCTTTCGCATCAGTGCAGGGGACACCTACGTGCTGGTGGATATCTACATGCCCGATAGTTACGTCGAAGCCGCTGAAGCCAAATTACTGGCAGCGGGTCAGGCCTATCTGGCTGATAACAAGGTGCCCCCCTTCGAATACTCCGTGATTTTGGATGAGATGTATTTGCAAAAACAGGCGAATGATACAGGCCCCACGCCTATCAACAATCCGCCTAATTTTTTTTCGGTGGGCGATTCGGTCAGGCTCATCGATACCGCGCTGGGCATCGATCGTCAGATCCGGATCATGGGCTTTACCCGAGACCTCACCCGGCCCTACCGCTACACCTTAACGCTGGGCGATGTGCCCAAAACCAGTTTATTGCAAAAGGTATTGTCTCAACAGGCGAGTGTCAAAAAGGCCCTTCGAAACGAAGGACTAGGCCAGCCAGCGGCTCCGGTGAACACTACCCCTTCCTCGGATAAACCGACCAAACGGGATGTTTCCCAGCTCCTGGAGGCCCTGGGAAAGCCTGTCAACCATACCTTGTTTGCGGGCATTTTACCAGATGGGTTTCAACCCCATAACCAGACCAATCTGGACCCTTATCAGCTCATTGTGGGCGTGTTTGATAAACCCGTCAGCGATGCCAATGCCAATTTACTGGGGCAGGTCAAAGCCATCGCCCGTAAAACCCCAACCTTTCCGCTATGAGCGCAATTACTCCCCTGGGCACGGCCACGGGTCCATACTGGCAGTACCGACTCCGACGCGGCAACTTGTCAACTGCCTGGCGTGACTGGTCAGCCGACCCACAAAACCCGACGTTTTTTGATACCGATCCTGATGGCGGTGCCCTTCGGACCAATACGACGTACTGGCTGGATGCCCGAAACAGTATTCTGCCTGATGGCCTTGCCGGTTCAATGAGTTCATTTCTGGCCGCTTCGCTTCAGATTACCGATACGGGCCGGGTGGTGCCAGTATCCGCAACTGGCAAAGTGGATGATTTATCCGATTCTAGCGGTTCGTCGTCTGTTGCGTCAGGTTTTCTCAATCTGGATCAGGTCCAGCCGGGCCAATTATTCACGGCTCAACAGATCAATAATAAAATCTATGCGGTTGCCATTTCCCGAACTCAGCTGGTTGAGGAACTGCTTAACCTGATTGGTTCAACAACGGCTTTAAAAACGATGCTGTGTGAGCTAGTGGCTAGTTGTGATCTGCCTGCCCCTGATACGTATGAGTGGATCATTAATGAACAGTACGAAGAGGTCATTGATGAAACCCAGCCCCCAACCGATCTGACAATCCTGATCGACAGTGCTGATTTCGCCCCGTCAGGTACAGGCATTTTCCGCATCGCTGGCCCTACGACGCTGGTGGAAGGGGCGGCTGGTCAGTACAGCGTAGAGGAACAATTGACCACGGGAGCCTGGGCAGCCCGTTCGGCCTCGGTCGTTTGGTCGACGGTAGGCGCTCCCAGCGGGGTCAGTATCAATAGCGGGTCGGGCCTGTTAACCGTTGGGGCTAATGCACTCTCCGCTGATGTTTCTATTTCGGTGCATGCTGCTCTATTAAACTCGGTGGTCGAACTGCCCGTCACGTTGTCCAACACGGCCCCAGCTATTACAGGCTATCACATTTCAGGACCGGCTGCGCTCTCCGAAGGGGCTACCTCAACTACCTACTACGTTATCATCGACTATGCCGATTCGAGTTCGCTCATATATGTGGGATCGGGTACTTTCTCTTTGGTCGGAGCACCTTCTGGTGTTACGCTAAACGGCGGCTCGAATGCCCAGTGTAGTATCACGGCCAATTTAAACGTAGTGACCACAAATACGGACATTACGCTGCGGTTCACGCTGCCCAACTCGACCCAGATTTCTAAAACCGTCACGATTCAGGACCTGCCCTGCACGTCTCACGCCATGCTCACCCAGAGCCAGTACGACGCGCTGCCAAGCGTGGGCATTTACGAATACGCCGATCCGGATACCCCCAATGGGCCGCTGTCCTACACGTCAAGAGCATTTATTTCCAGATCGGAGGCTTTAGCTAATTTCTCGCTGCCTGCCAGTCAATCGATGGCCAATTATGATTTCTTACGGGCTACGACTAGTAACTGTTCGGTGGGCGATGTGCTGTATGGCGATAACCGGACCGAACACGTCGTGGCGCAAACCAATGCGTTTTATCCCGTCGAAGCAGGCTGGTGGGGTATTCAGTGGAACGCGCCCGGGGTTGGTACAGCGGGTTCGGTGATTTTGCTCCAAACCAACCCCTGCGGAGACATCATTACCCGGGAAACCGTTTCTATTCCTGCTCTATGACCATGGCAACAACCGGACGAACGATTATCAAAGCGACTAAGCGCATTACTTCCCCCGACGGCGTAGTGACCGATGCGCCCCCGCAGTACTGGCTCAGAGCTGAAGGCGATGCCTGTACGGGGGATGTAACGGCGTTTCAGACGGCCTCGGCCGGGCTTAATTTCGATACCCAGCTGACCATCTCCATGCCACAAGCGGCCTCGGGTACTCACTGGGTTATTAGCAGCTGCGGCCCCACGCTGGGCCTGACCGTGCTGATCGACAGCAGTGATTTTGTGCCAGATCAGACCGGGCCCGATGGCAGCGACTTATCGACGCTGGATATTTCCAGTGAGTCCAATGTACAATACTTTAATCCCTAAGATATGGCCGCACCTACCTTACAAACCTACCGCACGTCGGTCTTAAATGGTCAGGCCCTCGTTCTGGCCTGTTATAGCGATGGCTCGACTCAGCGGCTCTCTGAGCTGCCTCCTGGCGTGACCATTGCCCGGAAAGGGGGCCTGATCCGCTTGCCCTATACGCCTGAAGCGAAAGGGGTCTATAACCCGGAGCAGTTTGGGCCCGATAAATATTACGATCCGAACTTTCGCTATATTCTGGACTGGAATCCGGGTGGGAAGTCCGTGGCGCAGCGTAAGCGTATCGGCGTCAACGCGTTCAATCACTGGACCTTGACCGATCAGGAAAAAGCGGCCCTTACCTACGGGGAGGGAATTTTATACCTGACCGAAAGCGGTCTGCATGGACCCATGGAAGGCCGGGGCGTGTATGAAGCGATCTATTCTGATTATGAGAATTATATCTGGAACCACATCCCAACCTGCGGATCCGGGGCTGACCCGGGCGTGAAGCTGGTCGTTCTAAACATCGAAAAGAGTTTAGGCTGGGGCCGGGGTTCGTACAGCGATGCGGAGTGGAACACCAAAAAGACTCAGTCCATTTTTCTGGAAAGTACGGGGACTACCGTCACTTACGATACCTTAAACACGACCTCGGGGCTGTGGGCATCGGAAGCCCTGACCCGCGCCCAGAACCGATTTGTGCTCTTAATGGAGGCTTTAAAAAAGAAAGCAGCCGAAAGCATTACGCCTAAAACGGATCTGGAAGTGGTGTTTGGGGCCTCGATGTACCAGGGCGAACCCAGACTGGATTTTGTTAATAATTCCGGCATTTTCATAGAGGGATCAGTCAATATCAGTCATATTTCCGGCGCGTCGGGTTCGACACTAACGATTAATGGTCGCACCTATACGAACATATCGGGTTCGATCTGGGACCACGAATCCTCGATGCAGGGCTATTATTACCGCATGGGTAAGGATTTTTTAGAAGTGGATGGCAAGGCCATTTTTGAAGACAAAGTGCCCGCCACCCAGAACTACACCTACCTGTGGAGCAAGCAGCTTCCGCGTCACATCGTTGCCGATGAGAAAGGCTATATTCAGTTAAATGAGAAACGCATGCGGGACCGACAGGGCAGGACCCGGCCCATCATCCGGCAGATCGAGCCGCAGTACGAAACCGATACCACGGCCCTGATCAAGCCCGATGGCTCCTACCGAGTCATCAACGCCCGGATACCATTTGCTGATTTGCAACCCGGCGTAACGGGTGATGGCGAAGCGCCCAAGGTCTGGCAGCCGCCGGGGGATAACTATTCCCGTTACTGCGTGATCCGGCTCCGGGCGGGGGCCGAAAAAGGCTGGGGGCTGTATCTGTTCCCACCGGGCGATGTGTCGAAGATCAATTTGCCCATTGCCCAAAATCTGGTCTTCAACCACGAATTGCACGCCATTACGGCCCTCGATCAGGCCCGGGCCGACATGCAGCGCTTCGAGCGCTGGTGGGCAGGTTCGACCTACGTGGAGGATCCCGAGGTGCAGATTAATGGAACCGGCGCGTTTACAGCCTATTCGGGTACCGAGGCCTATGCGTATTCGTCGGGCACGTTTGGCACCCCCAAACCCGCCTTTATGCTGCGCTGGAAAGACGAAGGCACAACGTGGCGGGTCGTATTCGTGGGCGGCATGAAACAGGGCTTTACCGATGAGACTACGGCCGTCCTGCGCGTGCCCGGTGGGCTACTGAACGGAAACCGGTTCAGCGTCAAGCTGATTGGTCCCTACGCGCACGTCTTCGAGGTCGTGGTGCAGAAAGCCGACATTGGACAAACCTATGAGGTCTTACCTATCGTCAACACCGATTGGCTCAGGCCCGGTTATGCGGCTAGAACGGCCAATACCAGCTCGGGAAGTGGCGGTG